GTTAAATTATTCGCAACATTTAGAGCCGATTCAGTCTGAGGAGAATCAATGAAGTTTTCATTAAAATAATCACCCGGAATAAATGAAACAGGGAAATAAGTCCCCGTTAGTCTATTTGCCAATCCAACTGCGGCAGTTATTGGGTTTTCAGGTACGGTAATCCTCCAATTTTTATCAAAAAATGGTTGTTTACCCGTTGCAACCATACTAGCACTAAATGGATCCTGTAATGAATCTAAATTAACCCTACCAATAGTTGTTTGTAGTATTTCACTCGCAATTCTTTCCTCAAATAAACTTTTAAGTTGAGCAGCACCAATTTTGGCTAAATAGGTATCTTGTGATAACGGTCCATTAGATCCTGTTGGATTATCACTAAAAATTATTTCATATGGTGAATATGTTGAGTTGACAAATGAAGAAGGATCCCAATAAGGTGTATATAATTTAGGATTACCAACAACGTCAGTAATGATAACTAAATCTTTATAACCACCTTCAGGTCCATAAACATTTTGAACGTATGCAGCATCAATATAAAATTCATTTACTAAATCTAATACCGTATCAGTTGGTGCGTATGGTCCTGAATTTGACGCAACAGGTAATGGTGCTCCAGGTACTGAATATTTCCCATCATAACCACCATCAGGTCCGTACTCATTAAGTGAGTATAATCCATCTGCTAATATGTTTGTTGATATTAAAGAATCGGGCGAATCAATGACATTGTTTACAGATATACTTGTTTCGTAATTAACACTATTACTACTAGGAGAATAAGATCCTGGTACCGAATATGGTTGTAAATTACGGGCTAATAATATATCCCTAAAATTTGACGAAGATGCAAACGATAATGTACTATCTGACATACTTTTTTATTTATAAATACCTTGAGAATTTTTTTATAGAAAACATAATTTTAAGAATTTTCTATTTCTTACCCACCAAGTCCTGAGTTTGAATCCATATATGTTTTTTTAAATTCCGATTTCATCTTAGGATCTACTATTGCTTCCAACACTTTTTTATTAAATTCCGCAGTACTAAGTGATGTTCCCCCATCTCCCTTAATAGTAAGAGTATGGTTAACCTCACCACTAACTTCAGATTTTGTTGACACCAAATTAAAAGCCTTAACCACCTTTTCAACAAAATCATTACCTAATATACCTTCCATATCTTTATAAAGTTGGTTAGATTTGTCATCATCAGCAAGTGGTTTGACTCCAGTTACAGGCTCATATACCGTTTGGAGTCCTTGTTTAATATTCCCGTACCCTTCAACCATCGCACTTCCAAACCCTGTAGCAATTTCTTTTCCAATTTTTATTAAATCAGGAGCAAGTTTTGCCATATCTATCATTGCCCCAGAATAATCACCTTGTAATGTCTTAATACCAGCACTTTCTATGTCACCAGCAACCGTACCATATTTTTCTCTAGTGTTACCTACATTTACCCTTTCCTTATTAGTTGCTGCATTAACAGTTTCAGTTCTAACCACATTGACGGCATTATAAAATCTATCCATCGCTGGACTTGTGGCCTTACCAAGTGTTGTGGCAGCCGTTCCACCTTTTATTTTAGCGTTAATTTGATCCATCACATTTAATTGATCTAAAGCAATGTCTTCTATAGTTTTACTTTCGGCAGATTGTTGTTCTTTTAATTTTGTAATTTGTTCGGCAGTTAATTTTGAAACATTCACCTCCTCCATTTTACCAGTCGTATCATTCTTTATTTGAACAAAAGCCTCTCCACCTTTCATTTGTGACATATTGGCAATTAATGTCTTATCTTCTTCAGATGCCGCTAAACTTGGGAATTTTATTTTACTCATCTTCATATCAAACTCAGATGCTTTTATTGACATATTTGCTAATTCTTTTGCGGGGATACCCATTTCTTTAGCGACTTCCATTAAACGTCGTTTAGATCCTGGCATTATTTCAAATTTACCCGTTTCTTTATTAAAACTTGAAAATTCTTTTGCAATGTTACCAATTTCTTTTTGTAGTTGTTCAGGATCATTCATACTTAAATCCATTGCCTTTAATGGATCCAACAATGCACTACTTGAAACACCTAACCTTTGTAGACCAGCAGCCATTTCAATTGCCCCTTCAGGATTAAAAACTTTATCTGTTACGGTTTGTACGTGTTCCATAGTTACACCCATAGATGCCGCATTTGCTGCCATTTTAGCTAAACCTTTAACTCCATTATCAAAATTATATAAATTCATTTTATATAAATTGTCAACAACAGATTTTGATACCGCACCTACATTAGCCCCAACACTTTTTGCGTAATTAGCCACTGTCGCCATTTCATTACCGACATCATATAATGATATACCAACACCCTTAAATTCTTTTGCTAATTCACCAGCATTAATTTTACTTACTTCAGCGGCCGCTCCCATTTCTCTAAGAGCTTCAGTACTCATAGTTGTATTAACCCCAAGCGATGTCGGCACATCTTGTAACACTTTAAAAGCATCTGAAGAACTAATACCTAACCTTAACATTTCCGGAATTGCATCCGCAATTGTTGTTTTCATCTCGGCCATTCTTGACTGACCAAGACCCATGGCGTTGGCTAATTCTTGACCTTTTTTAGTTAAAAAATCAGCACCTTCAAAATTAGTAGGGTCTAAACCATCTACTATTCCTTTAACCGCAATACCGGCCTCAGCCAATGGATTTTTTACCGCTTCCCCAAAACTTTTAGCCTGATCCTCATTTAAAAAAGTTTCAAAACCAGAAGAGGTTTCTGTGGATTTTGTTTTAGACGCATTAGATTCACCATCTTTACGAGCATTAGAAACTATTTTTTGTAGTTCTTTAAACTGATCGTCAGTTATTTTTCCTTTAAAATCATCTAATCCACTCATTGATAGTTTTTACTATAAATATTTACGTATTAGTTTTAGGCGTATTATCCTCCACAATCTTATCTAAGAGATATTTTCTAATATAGGTTGGTAACCTTAAGAATTCATTATATGATACCCTTAAGAATTTTGCCAAGTAATAAAATTCATCTAATAAATATTTTGTGTGATTAGAAGAAAGGCCGAAAAAACTCCACCCCAAAGTTGATGACAACATCAACCTTTTCTCCTGATGGGGCGTAAACTGTTTTCCTTAAATCCAATCTCGATTCGTTTTCTTTAAGGAAATTTCTTATGAACTTAGAATCACCAATTGGCATATTTTGACAAAATACACTTATTTCATTTCTATCAGGACTACCATTTAATTCTAAAATGGTTTTATTTAACCTTGTTGTTACCGTTGGTGCAGTATATCCAACAGGATATGAATCAACTATTTTTGCAATTTCAATTGTGTCATATAAACTTAACATTTTAATTTTAACATCCGCTTTTGATTGTGGTAATTTAACTGTAAATGTACCATCTTCATCAGGTTGTACTTTTGGTTTTGTAAGATTTAATTCATCCAACATAATTGACGACTCAAAAGATTGACCATTACTTGGGTCAATAGTTGTTATTCTATATTCAGGTCCGAAAGATGTGTTACGAAGAAATAAAAGAATCGCTTCAATATCACTTTCCAATAATTCCTCAGGTCTAATGTCTCTTTCGTAAAGTTTATTTCTTAATAAAGGTAAAACAACACTTTCATTAATTGTTTTACGTGAATCAATATTAACTAAAATATTTTCATCACTCGCAGTTAAGTAACCAACCTTAACACTTTTCTTTTTAGATTTGTAGAATAAACCACCTGAAGGTAGTGTCACCACATCATGTGGTAAGTTAAAGTCCATTTGCCCGTAAGCAGCCGTATCTTGATCCATTTTTTTATATTTTTTTTTAATTTATTATCGCACAAAAAACCGTATACACTATAAATGTACACGGTTAATATTAAAAGTAAATTTTTTTAGTATACTAATATACAACGATCCATACGAATATTTGAAGTGATTCCAGCGATCTTATCAGAGTCATATGATAATGAACCACCATCATATCCTGTTAACCAAGCTCCTTCTAAAATCCATTTCTCAACAACAACTCCCGTTGGGTCTAACATTTCCAAATCAACATTTTTCTTGTATCCCGCAGCATAACCCATACGACCTGTCACAGACTCAGCACATAAACGAATCCATTCCATAACCGCTTGAGATGCAGAAGGTCCGATTGGATCTCTAAACTTAACTGAAATTTCTTCCCAGTTGAATCTACCCGCAACGTATGTTTCAGTGTTCAAGAAAGGAATGTTCACTGAATTGATCTTTAATTTAGGTCTCGAAGTACTCTCCACATACCACTCATTAATTCCAAGTGATGATGGGAACCTTAAAATCCAACGGTTTTCACGTTTAGGTTCGTAAGGAATAGGCATTTTCATTAACAAATCAGCCATAATTTTTTATTTTAGTTTTAAGTTTATTTTAGTTTTTATTATAAATATCACGATAATAAAATTTTTCTATTTACTTCCATTTTTTTTGGACATATTCTTATACTAGACCAGACAAACTAGTTAATATAATTTCTTTTGTCCTCCTGCAGTTAAATAAGTCTTTAATATATTATCTTCTTTTTTATCAAAATGCTTCTTCATAGTTTCTACATTTCTTACATCATCATCTGAAAATCCAATAAATGGTGTAAAGTAATTACTAATCTTGTTTTTCATAAATGCCTTTTGTTGTAATGAATGTGATAAATTTCTCACATAACTTACAAATTCTTCCATTGCATTTATTTTACCTTGTTCAGGGTTAGTAGCAGAACCTTCTCCGAAAGACACAGGATGAAAACGACACATATCTAAGTAAGATCGTATTAATTGATCTTTAGATAATTTTTCTTCATCAGCCAAGTCTCTATATTTTAAAAGGTTTTTTGCTAACTGATTTGAATCCAAACCATATTTGTTTTGTTTGATCAATCTATAAACCGCTTCTTTTAACATTGAAGGTGTGTGACCTCTCGCAGTTACAATTGCAAAAATTGACCCATTATTAATTGCTTCCACAAAATCATTCCAAGCCGGTCCTGTTGGTGATGACATTGCATCCTTTAAGAATTGTTTGTCCCCCAATACACCGAAATCTCTGAAAGGTTCTTTATCAAAATAAACTATGGTATGTCCTTCATATTCGAAAGGTTCTTTACCAACATCAGTTCTATATTCCGCAAAATCTTCCGTGGACATACCAACACTATTACCTTCATCGTCTTTAAGGTAAATCTTTGTTGGCATAAACATAAGGTTATCATCCCAGTCAAATGCATAATATTTCATTACCGGAGTTTTTCTTTCCTCTATAATTTCGTTAATAATTTGTTTAACGATATGTTTATAATAATTTTTCATACATTAATAAATATTAGGTAAATAAAAAAAGGGGAACGAATTCCCCTTTTCCTTTAAATTATTTGTCTGATTAGATATTATCAAACGATGCTCCTGTTGGAGTGATGTAGAATGTTATATCTATGAACTCTAATGAACGAGTTGGTTTGATATAGATTTTACCTACCATTTGATTTCTGTCTAAGTCTTCAGTGTCACTTGAAACCGTAACTCTAAAGTCGTATAAACCTCTATCTCTTCTGATTGCGTCTAAGATTGGATTAACCGCATTTAAGAAGTCTTGTCTTACTTGTTCGTCGTTTTGATCGAATAACAATCTCACAGAAACTGCTGAAATCAATTTACGAGCTTGTAATAATAATCTTCTCACGTTAATTCTATCAAGAGCAGATTCTCTAATTTGAAGAGTTTTGTTACCCCAAATTACCGTACCAACATCAGAGAAGGTTGCAATTGGGTTGATTCTTCCTTGGTAAAGAGTATCTCTATCCTCTTGAGTCAACTTCTTACGTGCTTTGATTGAGTTCACAATACCTCTTGTGTAACCTGCCGCTGCGAACCATGGGAATGCAATGTTATCGGTCAATG